CTACTTGGTCTTAACCTAATCAAGAAGTATGAGGGCTTGCGGTTGAGTTCCTACCTTTGCCCTGCTGGCGTGCCGACAATTGGCTACGGCTCGACACGCTACCCGAACGGCAAAAAAATTCTGCTTGGCGAAAAGCTCGCAAGCGAAAAGGAAGCAACTCAGTTGCTACTTGCCACGCTTGAGCCATTTGAAGCGGCGGTAAATAAGCACCTACCAAACATCAATCAATGCCAGTTCGATGCTTTGGTATGCTTTGCCTACAATGTCGGAACGGGTGCATTAATTAAATCCACGCTGCTAAAGAAAGCCAAAGCGAACAATGCCGACCCTTCCATACTTGATGAGTTCCTAAGATGGAACAAGGCAGGCGGCAAGGTGCTTGCAGGGCTAACCAATCGCAGACGCGAAGAGGCTAATTTGTATTTCTCACTTTGTAAAGTTTAGGGCCTAATTGCCCCAACACTGGCAATGCTTTCGCGTAATTTAACCCATGCGAAAACGTGCTACCAAACCAAGGCGAATCATTGATATAATTGTCAAGCATTGGCGTAGCACAATAGGAAGCCTTATGATATTAGTTTCAATTTTCTTGCTAATCTTCAAAGTCATTTCAACCGAAACCCTTGCGGCAATTGTAGCAACGCTAATCGCAGCAGGGTACATTCCAAAAGCCAAAGACGATGCAGCAGATTCGTAGAGATACCATCAAGATTGCACGCCATAACAAGGTGAATGTTGACACCATGAGCTGGGAGGTTGCAAATGCCGACACAAGCTTTCAGCAAGCTAATCGCGAAAGCTTCGAGTTCGTCATGGCACAGCCAAAGCCAGTGCGTGAACTTACCGCCTTCGATACCATTCAGCCCTGCGATTTGTCACTATACCCACAGCCCACAGCCTATACCCTCAAACCTCAGCCTGTAAGAAACACGCAAGAATTGGATTCGCCTATGAACTACGATATACTCCTTAATGGTGTTGTGTTTAGCTTTGCCCTGTGGATGAGTGCGAAATACTTGATGGGTTGCGGTGCTGCCTGGAGCAATTTATTTAACGATCTAAGAAGCGAGCTAAGGGCTTAAATCTTATCTTTGCTTTATGGCATCACTGCACATCCTTGAGGCGAGCATCGACCTCTTCTATGTGATTACCGACAGGGATGGAAACATTGTCACCTCAAACGATTTGTTTCGCGAATACGTAAGTCATATTAAGCCCGGTAACATATTGGACATTGCAGCCAATGACAGTGATCGCGATGAGATGCTTGGAGCAATCAGGAAAGCACAGAGCAAGGCACCGGATCCTATTAGAGTGTATTCCAAGACACGCCAGAAGATGTCTTCTGAGCGGTACAATATGTGGAATGTTTACTCAATCATGAACAGCGTGCACATTATCGGCATTCAATTGGTCGATGTGACATCGATAAGCTCGCATGAACATGAGCGGCAGAAGATCCTTCTGGAAGAGTTTCGCTTCATGTTGAGCCACGAACTTCGCCAGCCATTGACTTCAATTGGTGGCTTGGTGCAAATGATTATGGAGCACAAAGAAATCACAGAGGAAGAGCGCAAAGGAATTATGGAGATGATAGCAGACAGCGTGCAGAAGCTTGACGAAGTAATCAGGCTGCTGGTAAAGAAAGCAACAAGACAGCTATGAATGAAGCAAAAACCTACTTACCAAGCACTGATGATGAATGTGACGAGCGGCTGGTGAAGGTGCTTGCGGTTTACATCTTAGAAAGGGCCATGCCGCTGAAAGTTGCGAGCCAAATTCTGCTTTCAAACTTGCGAAACAAGGACCTTTACATGGTGCGATTTAACGAAGTAATGCAATTTGTAAGCAATGGAACAACCTAACCTTAGCAGACTTTATTTGGTGACAATTACGGTTGTCCTTGCCTTGATGCTGATCAGGACTTGCGGAAGCTTGGCCTCAACTGAGGTTGAACTGGAGAGGCTTGGCAATGCCAATGACGAATACACCATGCGAATTGCTCAAGACTCGGCCAAGATTTACAGCCAGTCGCAGACCATTGTGAGCAGTGAGCGCAAGTATGCAGAGCTTGAGAAGATCAACGCAGCACTTGGCATCAAGGCTAACCAAGCAGTGCAATACAGGACCAAGACAGTGATTCAAACCGAGTTCGAACTTGGTGACACGGTTTACATCGATAGCTTTCCGCACTTGCGCCTGCCAAGATCATTCGGGCGTGAAGGTAAATGGCTATCCATAGGCGGCACGATAAACCGCGTAGGAAGGCTTCAGATTGACTCAATGATAATTCCGGTAGCTTACACTGTTGCTATCGGAGATACGCTGCGTAAAGGCTCTATTTTGCGAAAGCGTGACAAGGTTGTCCGCATTGCAGTAGACAACCCTTATGTTAGCGTGACTGGCATCAACAATGTTGTGATTCGCCAGGATAAAAAGTGGTACCAAACCGATGCGGCCAAGATTGGGCTCGGGGCGTTTATTGGTTTCGGCCTGACACGCATAAAATAATTAAGTTGATTTTCAGGCACTTGCGTTTTTTTACGCTGGTGGTTTATTGTTTTCTTTGTTTTTCGCTTGCGAATTCAAAAAAGGGGTGTACATTTGCCTCAACAAAACAACGAAACAATCACAGCCATGACAACAACAACAATCAAAGCAGGAACAGTAATTAAAGCGGTAAGCATTTGCGATTCAGAATGCGTATTTACAGCAGAAGTATTAACTCGCAAAGGTGATTTTGTAACCCTTAAAGTAAAAGGGTACAAAGATATTGTACGCAAAAAAGTAAAAGTGGGCTACAATGGTAATGAGTACGTTATGGCTTTAGGTACTTACTCAATGGCTCCAGCATTTTCCTAACCTTCACGGGGGCCTAAACGCCCCCATTTCTTTCTAAACACTTCTAATCTAAATAATCATGAACACACCACTCTCAACAGCAACGACCTTCAAGAATTGGAAGGGCACTGAGTTTTTCCACTACAATCACTTAACCGGCACGCTGGTGATGATTGTAAACGATGGGCCAATCAAAGGGCTTTACACTCGCTGCGATTCGCAGGCTGCAAATCTTTCACGCCAGTACCATCGCTCAATCGAGAGCGGCACAGCACCTGAGAAGCGCATCTATGATCCTTGCGACATGGAAGAATTCCACAACAACTTCGCAATTGTAACAGAGCAATTGCACTACCAAGCAACAGACGCATTAATCACTAATCTTTAATCTATAAACATGAAAGCACCAGTAAACAGTTCAACAGGCGGCACACGCCAAATCGCTCCCGAGGGGGCTTATCCAGCAGTCCTAATCCAAATCATCGACAAGGGCACAACCCTCGATGAAAAGTGGGGCAGCAAGAAACGCAAGGTTCAATTCGTATTTGAACTGCCAACAGAGACCGCAATCTTCAAAGAAGAGAATGGCGAGCAGCCCTTCATCGTGAAGACAATATTTAACCTCAACATGGGCGAGAAGTCATCGATGCGCAAGTTCATCGAATCATGGGCAGGCAAAAAGATGACCGACAAGCAAGCTGGCGAGTTCGAGATCTTCACACTACTTGGCAAAAGTGCATTGGTTAACATCGCACACAACGGCAAAGAAGATAGGACCTATGCCAACATTATGAGCGTCTCTCCAATGCCTAAAGGCATGCAGTGCCCACCGCCATACAATGAGCTCCTTGCTTATGATTCAACGGAGCACGATGGCGAAGTATTTGGCAAGCTCCCAGAGTTTATCCAAGAAGATATTCGCAAAAGCGATGAGTGGATTGCTCGCGTAAGCAAGCCTTCAAAGGTTGCGGCTCCTGTTTATCAGTCATCTGCAAGCGATGCTTTGGATGTTGACCTCGATGCATTATTCTCAAACGACTCAACCCCTTTCTAACATAAACCAAAAAGCCGAGCCCCACTTCAAAAAGGCTCGGCTTTTACTATGCATACACACATGAACAGCATTGCAAAGATACAAATTCCGATTCAGAATCTATACGCTGCGATAAATTCGCCAAAGGTTCTGCAAGCTCATGCACTCATTGACACCATGAGCATTGATGGCGATTGCTTCAGCGTTAGCAACGTGAGCGATTACAACAACACAAGCCAAGCAATCAAAGAAGCCAACGATGCCATCAAGGCCATCGAGGAAGCTCGCAAGATTGTCACCATCCCGATCGACCAGTACAAGAAGCAGCTCATGAATATCGAGCAAGAAGCAACCGAGCCTCTCAGAGCATTCATCGCATCGGCCAAGTCCAAGATGCTGGAGTACACCAACGAGCTGGACCGCAAGCACGAAGAAGATCAGAAACGCATAAAAGAGCAAGCCAAGTCAATGGCCGCCCTAACCGATGAGCTCGCTGAGGTTAGCATCCAGCACAGCCACATCAAAGGCATTCGATCTATCCGCAAGGCTCGCATCAATGGCGAAGTGGATTGGGTGACAGTGCTTGGCGTGCTGTTCTCATCAGGCAACCTCAAGCAACAAACTTTGCTTACTGGCCTGCCAAAAGCAATGCAAGAGCTCGGCGTGGAGCAGATCGCTGGGATTGAGATTTACGAAGAAAAAATTCAAACAATAACACGATGAAGCACAACCCTACCAAGCAGGTGCGCGCAATACTTGAGCGCGTGCCTGCAACACGCAAGAGCGATGCAAGGCTAATCGCTTACGTTTGGGCCGACACAATCGGCTATGACAAACTCAATGAAACAACTGCAAAGGAAGTGCTCGACATGATGAGCGAGGGCAAGCTTCCAGCTGCCGAAAGCATCCGCAGAGCACGCCAAAGAGCACAACAGTCTAACCCAAATTTGAAGTAATACCATGAAAACACCAGTGCAACAACTAATAACAGAGCTCAGAGAATTGCATCCCGAATTTTTTGACGTTCATAGCGACAAAGGCAGGCAGTTCCTAAACAACTTTCACAAGTACATTGCAATCGAGAAGGAATTGATAGTGCAGACCTACAACGAAGGCGCACTCGATGGCTTGCAATTAGGGGAGGAATACTACAAAATAACTTTTAAGCCATTAGACTATGACACGCGATGAATACATCACCTACCCAGCCGTAAGTGCAAGCCGCATCAAGCGGTTTTACACTGGAGACATTAGCTATGCAAAGGCATCGCTGAACTATGGCAAGGACTTCCACTACTCGCTGCTTGAATGCGAATACGAGACAATGGGCACGCCAGTGCGCAACACCTACGATGCAATTCACCAGGTGGAATTGCTTGGCGAACTCTTCGACAAAAGCGAAAAGGAGCGCATCGTGGTAAGCGAGCTCACAATTGGCGATAAGACCGTGCTCGCCAAGGGTGCGATGGATATCTGCTGGGATGAGATGAAGATCATCGCAGATGTGAAGACCACAACGGCCAAGAACCTGCAAGCCTTTGCCGATGACATGATCAAGCACTTCAACCATGTACAAGCGGTGTGGTATTCCATGCTGATGGGCTGGGATCCGCACAATTTCTACTACATCGGCGTGCCTCCAAAGGTCAAGAAGTCTGGGCAATTCACGGACCTCTATCTATACCGGCACAACCAGCAAGAGCTCGACCATGCTTACGAGCTCATCGCAGGATTCCTCAATCAATTCGATGGCAATTATGGCAAGTAAATTCTCACAGCTCCAGCTCGACTTCATCGCTGAATACTACCCTAAGACCAAGACCGCAGAAATCGCCAAGATCATTGGGGTATCTGAATCGTCAATCTACAACATTGCATTCAAGCTTCGCCTAAAGAAATCCGCTGAGTACCTCAGAGAAGTGCATGGCAGCAGAGTGAAGGAACTTGGCAAGAAGTACAGATTCACCAAAGGCCAACAACCTTGGAACAAAGGCATCAAAGGAAAAAACAACGCACCAGAGCACACGCTATTCAAGAAGGGCCATGTGCCTGTCAACTACAAGCCAATAGGCTGGACTCGCATCGATGTCGAAGGCTATCACTGGACCAAGGTTGAAGAAGGGCTTAACGGCTGGGTGCTGACTCATCGCCTTGCCTGGGAGATGGAGCATGGCCCAATCCCGAAAGGCGCAATCATCCGCTTCAAGGATGGCGACAAGCTAAACTTTGACATCGAGAATCTATTCATCATCGACCCAAAGCAGAACATGGAATTGAACACCATCCATCGCTATCCGGAAGAGATGCAATCCACAATGAAAACAATTTCTAAACTCAAAAAAATAATCAAGAATCATGGCAAGGAACAAAATTGAACACCTAAGGGATCACCTCTTCGAAGTTATCGAAATGCTTAAGGATGGTGACATGGAAATCGACAAGGCGAAGGCCATCACCGATGTGGCCCAGACCATCATCAACTCAGCAAAGGTTGAGGTCGATTTTATCAAGACCGTGCATGGCAATGGCTCGGACTTCATACCAATGGATAAAAGACTTGAGGCATGAAAAATCTAACATTTAAAGAGGTCGCAGTAATGTTTTTAATAAGTTATTTATCTGCTGCTTATATTCAAGGAGATTTAAATCCAATGAATTGGGATTTAGGAGTAAGATTGTTTGAGTTACTCTTATTAGGTTTTGCAATATTTATAAAACTTGGACTTAAAAATACATTTTGAAAACGAATAACTATGAAAAATCAGACAGCAGTTGAGTGGTTGATGGAACAAATACTTCCAACCATTTCCATAACATTAGAAGATATATGTATTAAAGAACTTACCGAAATAGCCAAAGCAATGGAGAAGGAGCAAATAATTGATGCTTATGAAAATGGCGAGGCTGAGTGGACTCCTTTCGAATTCAAGACCGCTCAAGACTACTATACCTCAACCTACGAGTCATGACCCTTCGCCCCTACCAGGAACGATTCATCAACAACATCGCTGCGAGTCTGCGTACACATCGCAAGGTGGTTGCGCAGCTCGCAACTGGTGGAGGCAAGACGGTGTGCTTTTCTGCGATTTGTGACCGCTTCACAGCGCGCAACACATCAGACATCCTAATCCTTGTGCATCGTGAAGAACTGCTCGCACAGGCCACGAAATCGATTCGACTCAGAACGCAGCCAGTAGTGGCCGGCATGAAGTCGATTCCGCATGCTCGCGTTTATGTAGCAATGGTGGAGACTGCATACAAGCGGCTCGACAAGTTCACAAACATCGGGCTGGTCATTGTCGATGAATGCCACATTGGGAACTTTACCAAGGTAATCGAGCACTTCACGGACAGCTACATCATCGGCTTCACAGCAACGCCATTGGCAGCACGCAAGACCAATCCGCTGCGCAACTACTTCGATGACATCGTGTGCGGCATCGACATCCCCGACCTCATCGAACAAGGCTACCTTTGCCAAGAACTTACCTACTCAGCAAAGTCAATTGTGGACCGCGCAAGGCTCAAGATGAAAGCTGGAGACTTCGATCAGGCACAGATGGCAGCGGCATACAAGAATCCTAAATACATCGACACCACAATCAATGCCTACAAGCAGCACTCACTCGGCCGCAAGACCATCATCTTCAACTGCAATGTTGAGCACTCGATGGCAGTCAATGCCGCATTCCAATCAGCAGGCTTCAACTCTCGACATCTTGATGCTGACTCACCTGATCGGGCTGAGGTGCTCCAATGGTTCGCCAACACTCCCGATGCAATCCTCAATAACATCGGCATCGCAACAACAGGCTTTGACCAGCCCGACATCGAGACCGTAATCGTAAACAAGGCCACAGCATCAATGCCCTTATGGCTTCAGATGTGCGGACGCGGAGCAAGGCCGCATCCAGTGAAGCTCGCATTCACCATCATAGATCTTGGTGGCAACTGCGAGACACATGGCCTCTGGTCATCGCCTCGCAATTGGGAAAACATCTTCCACAATCCAAAGAAACCAGGCGAAGGTGTTGCGCCAGTGAAAGAGTGCCCCAAGTGTGCCGCATTATTGCACACAGCAAAGAAGGTTTGCGATGCAATTCCAACAGGTGAACTATTCCCTTGCGGATATATCTTCCCACCAATCGTGGTAAAAGATGAAGGCATTGACGAATTCATCCAAATCGGGCGCAGGATTGATGTAAAAAAACTCATCGAAGCACACGCTCATAATCAGCAGTACCGCTCTCTTTATGTGCTTGTTGAGAAGGTATTCACCTCAGCATTGGGAGTGCTCAAAGAAATTAATGAATCACACATGCCCATAATTCAGAAAAAAAATCATGAACTTGCAAGGCTCTGGTGCCACGAGCACAATAAGCGATTCGATGCTTGGCACAGGGACTTCGTAGACAATAAACTTAAAACACTTCTAAATGATCATCTCACAGTACGACAGCATCTACAACACCAAGGACACTGACATCGAGCTGGCATCCTTCCTCGAAGGCGTGCGCACCGGAAAGTGGCAAGACATCGTGCTCCAAGTCAGAGCAACCCCCGACAAGGACGAACGCGATAAAAAGAAAAAATCAGCACCACTGGTCACCGTCAGCGGATCATTCTCGGCCCGAAAGGATGAAGCACTAAGAGCACACTCTGGATTCATTGCAATCGACATCGACAATATCGAGAATCCTGAAGAGACCAAGAAGCTAATCGCAGCCGATGCCTACATCTATGCAGCATTTACATCCATCAGCGGACACGGCCTGTGCCTAATCATCCGCATCGATGGCACACGGCACCTCGATGCATTCAACGGCATCGCTTCCTATCTCTACAATGAGTATCAGCTCATCGTAGACCAATCCGGCAAGAACGTCTCCAGAGCACGGTTCATATCTTACGACCCTTGGATCATCATCAACACCAAGGCCGTGCTCTTCAAGAAGTATCTTCCCAAAAAGAAGGAGCAGAAGCTTGCAAGAGTCGCAGTAATCAAAACCGACTTCGATGCCATGATTGCAGCAATGGACCGCAAAGGGCTAAACCTATGCGAGGACTATTCCGATTGGATTCAAATCGCTTATGCACTCGTTTCTGAGTTTGGCGAAGGTGGTCGCGACTACTTTCACACATTGTCTTCACATTCATCCAAGTACAACTCCGATGACTGCAATGCGCAGTACACGGCATGCCTTAAGAATCACAGCGAATCCAAAGGCAAAAGGTCAACCATTGCGACCCTGTACTACCACGCCAAGAAGAACGGCATCGAGACCTATTCCGAACAAAGCAAGGCCATTCTCAGGGCCGCAAGCTCGCAACGTGCCGCTGGACTTTCACCTGAAGCCATCGTGCGCAGCCTCGAAGTTTCCGGCATCAGCCCAGAGGAAAGCACTAAAGTTGTCAATGAGATAGTAGCAAAGGATATTAAATTCAAATCGGAGAACGTAAGTGCTGATATTGCGGCGTTTATAAACACATACGACCTCAAAAAAAATGTAGTTACACGAAAGATTGAACTAAACGGAAGGGCCATCGATGACAGTGACATCAACTCGATCTATCTCGATTCAAAGGCCGTGTTTAAAGAAGCCACAAAAGACCTAATCACCGCGATAATTTTCTCCAATCGTGTTCAGACATACAACCCATTGCATGAATTCTTTGAAGAGGAACTGCACATGGAGGACGAATGCCCAAACCTCACGCACCTACTCAATAGCGTCATCACTGACACACCAAATGCAGACAAATGGATATGCAAATGGCTGGTCTCAGTTGTCGCATCTGCTTATGGCAATCACTCGCCTTTGGTGCTCATCTTCTCTGGTGAAAAGCAAGGCACTGGAAAGACGCATTGGTTTCGCTATCTTCTGCCAAAGCGATTGCGCTACCTATTTGCTGAGTCCAAGATGGATGGTGGCAAGGATGATGAGATTCTGATGTGCCTAAAGCTGATGATTCTCGATGATGAGTACGGAGGGAAGTCCAAGAAGGAAGAGAAGAGACTCAAGGAACTAACATCGAAGGAGTTCATCAACGTGCGTGAGCCTTATGGCCGCGTGTCGCTCGACCTTCGCCGCTTGGCCGTGTTCTGCGGAACATCGAACGAAACGCAGATACTCAACGATCCTACTGGGAACCGCAGGCAGATTCCAATTCACATCCTTGACATCAACAAAGAGGAGTACAACAAATGCGACAAGGAAGGCTTATGGCGTGAGCTCTATGCCATGTATCGTGCTGGATGGGATTACACAGTGCTGCATCAAGACATCCAAGATCTCAATGATTCAACACTTACCTTCAAGCACTCAACACCTGAAGAGGACTTGATCCACAAGAAGCTTCAGCCTGGCAATTCATCATCCTATGGCGAGTGGATGTCGCTCACTGACATACAGCAGTATCTGATGATTGAAACCAAGTTCAATTACCTTAACATCCAGCGCATTGGCTCGATACTTAGCAGCCTTGGTTTTGATAAGGACCGCAAGCGCAGAGGCAATTCTTTGGTCACAATGTACTTTGTCACCAAGAATCCGATATAAAAGTATCAACCTGTATCAACTTGCTTTTTTCAAGGTTGAGACTGCTTAGCCCTACTCCAATAACCATTACAACCAAAAGTATCAACTTACAACTTACTTTTTATACCTTAACAATATATATGCACACACACACACACACACACACACACACACATTATATACTATGGAGGCACTTTTTTGCACAAGGTTGATACATTGCCCTCAAGCCCATGAGAGAGTAAGCATACAGACGATTTTTGGACCCAATTTGTATCAACCTTAAGGGTGTAACATGATACTTTATGAGCGAAGTAAAAACACAATCTAAGGCATTCACAAATCTCTGGAATGCGCGTCCTGACTTGCGAGGAAGGATATTTGCCATCAATAACAACAGCCCAAACGGAATCAAGGGCGCAATGAATAAAGCCATGGGTGTTGTGCCTGGAGTTGCGGATATGTGCTTTTTGAGATCTGAAGGCAGAACTTGCTGGATCGAATGGAAGACCGAGACCGGAAGGCAGTCGGAGGACCAGAAGCGATTCCAAAAGCTTTGCCTATCACTTGGCCATGACTATGTGATCGTAAGATCGGAAGAGGAATTCTTGAAGGTTATCAATCATGACTAACTACGAAAAAATAATCCACTACATGACCGAGAAGCTTCCAGAGGAGGCAACGGTTGTGGATGGGCCGACAACTTACACCTCAACCACAAGAGCTCACGAAGCACTTGCAAGATACCTGATGGCAACGAATAAGCATTCGCCTGTACATCGGACTTATATGATCAAGGCATTCAATTGGCTTGTGCTTTTGAAAAAAAAGAACATCCAATTGCATAACACAATCAAATAATAAATACATTTGCATAGATGGAACAGCAAAAAAAAGGCAGAGGAGGCAAGCGCATAGGCGCAGGCCGCACTCATAAGTATGGCGAGCCGACCATAAACATCACATTCAGAGTGCCTATTTCAAGCAAGGAAGCTATCAGAAAACTTGTGAACGGTTATCTTGACAGCCTTGTGGCTCCAAAAAAGATTCATGAACCTGAAGCCGGTTGCTGAACTTTGGCACAATAAATGCAATACACATTCAAAACATACACACGATGATGACACTACAAGAAATCAACAAAATCTCAGAAAGGCTTGAAAGAGAGTTTGAGTTTTTGAAATCAAGCAACAATGATGAAGATCAAGAGCAAGATGAATGCTACCAGAAGGATTCGATTGACTTAGATTGCGAACGCTATCATGCCAAGAAAGATGATGGATTTTAAAAACTTACAGACAACGCGCCGGCTCAGAGCTGGCGTGTTTGTCGATTCGAAGTACATGCAAGACCATTGCTTCTTTGGATACCTAACACACCCGGGCCTTGAGTATGACATCGCCATCGCCATCAACATCGATGAGATTCATAAGTTCTCAAAGGTTAACAAATTGGTGCTCGATAAGCATGCAGGAATCGATTACAGATTTGGCGTTCTAATATCCACTGAAGACAAAAACGGCCTTGAGGGCTTTACTTTCAAGGCATTCATTGAAGGCAAACTTCATGATATGTTCATTTATCACTCGCAGTATAAAGACATTGTCTTCAGAGGCCATGCGGTAAACATTGATCATGAGGGCGAGATATTTGAAAGATTACTAAATTTAAACTAATTTTGTGTTATGCCACTATTCCAAGGAGATACGCAGACAATCATAAGCATGAACATCCGTAAGCTAATAAGCGAGGGATATTCACCAGAGCAAGCAGCAGCGATTGCTTATGCAGAGGCTGAGAAGTATAGATCAAAGCGAGGAAGGTAAACAACGAAAAAACAGCGATGCCAAAGCCGGAAAACATAGAGCCACATAAGTTCAAGAAAGGGCAGACAGGCAACCCTAATGGGAGACCGCGTAAGCTTCCAGAACTCAGCAAGCTAATGGCTGACATCTTGGGTGATGAGAAGAACGGATTGAGCACAGCGGAGCGCATCCTTAAGGCGATTGAGGCCAAGGCATTGCGTGGCGATATAAAGGCGGCAGAGATGTTGCTCGATCGCGGCTACGGCAAGCCGAAGCAAACGACCGACACCAACATCACAAGCACTGAGCCCTTGGTGATTATTCGCACGGAGCCAAAGAGTGAATGAGCTACCGGCTAACCGAAACACAGACGATTGCATTTGACCAAGCGATAAGCGGCGAAAAGCGTGTCATCGTTTTCGGGGGCGCTATTCGCGGCGGCAAAACGTACTGGCTGCTGCTTACAATCAGCCATCTGGCATTGCACTATGCAGGCAGCCGCTGGGTGATCATCCGAAAGAGCCTGCCTGATCTTAAGCGCACAACCTTTCCAAGCTTCACCGGATTGCTATCCGATGGGCTGAATGCGCACATCAGAAGTTGGAACAGGGATACTAATGTTGTGACATTCAATAACGGCAGCGAGCTGATCTTCATGGCTGAGAGCTTTGACGAAGACAAGGACCTCAACCGCTTTCGCGGCTTGGAGATTAATGGTGCCGGATTGGATGAGGTGAACGAGCTGCAAGAGCCTACCTTCTACAAGGTGCAGGAACGCATCGGAAGTTGGAACAAGGCGCATGGCAAGCCTCCAATCGTTTGCTTGGCCACATGCAACCCAGCCAACAACTGGGTGAAGTCAATCATCTATGAGCGGTACAAGGATGGCACGCTGCCAGATCGCTGGAGCTTCATCCCTTCCAAGATCACTGACAACCCATACATCCCTGCCGAGTACCTTGAGAGCCTGAAGGAACTTCCGCCTGTGCAGTACGCACGATTTGTTGAGGGCGATTGGGATGTCATGGATGACGTGGCCAATCCGTTCCTGTATGAGTGGGCTGATGAAAAGCACATCGATGACAGCGTTCAGCTCAACAGCAACATGCCGGTGCACATCAGCGTTGACTTCAACATCAATCCGCTTTGTGCCTTGGTCATCCAGCACCTTGGCAGGGGCGCAGTGATTGTGGACGAAATCAAGATTGAGAAGGGCAGCGTGGATGCATTCTGCGATGCGGTGCTTGCACTTGGCGTGCCTATGGGCCTCATCAGGATCACTGGCGATGCGATGGGCAAGGGAGGCACTGTGCAGCAGCGTGACAACTCAAGTGCGTACACGCAGATCAAGCGCAGGCTTGGCATGAGCGATAGCCAGTTCTTGATTCCAGCCAATCCAACGCACTACAACAGCCGCATCGATTGCAATGCTGCGCTGCGCAAGCTCGACATCAGGGCCAACAGCAAGCGGTGCAAGGGATTCGTGTTTGATGCTAAGCAGGTGCAGTGCGATGCCAATGGCAGCATCATCAAGTCAAACAGAAAAAACTTGAGTGAGCGTGCTGACTTTCTCGATTGTTTCCGTTACTTTGTAAACGCAATTCTAAAGCGATACTTATGAGCGTTTGTTCTCCTTGCTTTGATTCCGGCATTAGCGTGGCAGCTTGCAATGCTGGCATTAGCTTTGGCGTTGTCTCACCAGAGACTGAGTATAGTGTGACCATAACGCACAATGCAACCAAGAAGGTGCAGAGCTTTGTGGCCGAGTCGGATGTCGATGGCATCTTGACAATCATTGGCGCAAAGATTGACGCATTGCAGGGCTACACCATCGCCTTGA